GCAAAGGGTCGTCCTTCAACACGCCACCACCCATGAACAGCTCAGCAATGGCCCCAGGGTTCGTCACCATGGCGTCGTTCACGTCACGGTAGCCGCGGGTTTGCTCACGGTACTTACCGGCGTTGGCATTAGCCATATCGGCCTGGGCCATGTTCTCAATCGCTGCCGACTGGTTTCGTTGGTCAACGTCTGGGAACATGGCCGCAGCCAATCCGTTCATCGCCTGGCCGATTGCTGGGTTGCGATATTGGTAGAAGGGGTTTTGTCGTGTGGCCATATCAGTTTCCGATGGTGCGCGTTCCGCTCAGGCGAAGCCCAAGGCCAGCGTTTGCGTTAGGGTCAAGACCAATTCCTGAGCGACCGCCATTCAAGCTGTAACCGCTACCTGGGAATAACTCGTATGGGTTTTCAGGCTTTGGCTGATTCATCTTGTCGTAAGCCTTCATGCCAAGCACAGAGCCGCCGACGAGCAAGTCGCCAATCATGCTGCGCTCAGGCTGGATGATTTGAGGCTGAAACAGTTTGCCTTCGCGTGAGGCAATCTCAGCGCTGGAGGCTTGCTGTGAGCCTTGGGCAAAGTTGCGTAGCAAACCTGCCAGCGTGCCTTGGTCATTGAGTGCATAACCCTTGTCGGTCATGGTCCTACCAAACGCCTGAGCGCCGGCAAGGTTTTGAGCCTCTTCTGCAATGCCAGCGCTTTGCTGACTGCGAAGTGCCGCCTCCAGCTCTGCCGCTGGACCCTTAGCTGCTGGCGCTGCTGACTCAGGGCCACCACGCGCCAGCACTGCGCGGAACGTGTCGGCAATGCTATTCGTCTTTGCGCCAATGTCGCCTTCGACGTTGTTGAACTGAGCCTTCGATGCGGCAAATGCGTCGCCGGCAGCGCGGGCCATCATCTGTTGACGGATGACTTCTTCGTCGCGCAGCACCTTCTGCTTCTCAAGAATCTTGCGAGAGAACGCAATCTGGTTCTTGAGCTGCTGGGTTTGTTGGCCCAGCATGTCACGATAGCCGCGGCCATCCATGATGGCGTTGACGGCGTTGCCTGCGGCTCCGATGCCGTACATCGTGGCCATGGATGGGCCGCCCGCTCCTGTTGCTGTTGGTGCTGTTGCCATGATGAATCCTTAGCTCACGACTCGGCCAGAGCCAGAGCCGGTAGTGGCGTTGTAAAGGTTGATGCCAGCGCCGGCAGTCTTTTGAGTCGCGCCACCAGTGCTCGTTACGCCGGTAGACAAATCAGAAATCAGTTGCCCGAGGCTTGCGTACTGTGGGTTGACAGAAACGCCTTGGGCTTGAGCCTCAGCCATCGTGCGAATCAAGCCAGGGTCAGCCAGGCTTGCGTTCTTCTCAGTCAGGTTTGCCTTTGCCTGCGCGACTTGCGAACGAGCGTCGGCGGCGTACTGGTTGGCCTGGTCGGTCAAGCTCAGCTTGCTGGTGTCGTACTGGCGTTGCAGCTTGGAGAACAAGTCACCACGGATGGATGAGTTGAGGTTGCCACTGCGTGCCAGCTCGGATGTGAGCTGGCGTTGCTGGTCTTGGTACTGCTTGTCAAGCGTTGGCAGCGCGTAGTCCAGGTAGCCTTGCGAGCGCTTGTTGTAGAAGTTGTCGTCAAACTGGCCAAACAACGATGAGATTTCGTTTTGACCTTGGGTAATGTTTGCCTGGCGACGTGCCTCGAATTCACGCAATCGTGCTGACTCAGCCTCGGCTTCCGCAATGCGCTTGTCCTCAGCCTCTTGAGCAAGTCGCGCCTGCTCGGCTGCTGCGTTGGCTGCGGCCTTGCGGTTTTTGCTACCCTGGTCGACTTGTACGGCTGTTGCCGTGACGATTGCAGCTACAACGTAAGACATATCAGTCCTCCTTCAATTCATTTAGTAGTTTGTTGACGTCAAGGTGTACGTCGTCAAATGAGCGCGTGACAAGCTGAGCTTCCAGCTTGTCAATGTCTGTCTCTGTGGTTGCGTGAATGGTTGTCCAAACCATTTCTTCGTGCACGTAGCCGATACGTTTTGTTCCAGGCTGTGACACGAATGTGCATGGAGCTTTGAATCGCTTGATGCCGTCTTCCGTCAATACGGAGACTTCACCCTTGGACATAATGTTCAGGTGCTCAAACTTATGCACCATGCCAGTCATCATCACGCCGGCAGGCGCGGTAATCTCGCGAGCGTAAATGCCCTCTGAGAAGTGGTGCACGACTGGTATTTCTACCTGCGGCTGCTCAAGCATGAACGCTTCCATGCTGAGAATCTTTTGGCGCAGGTCGGGGTCTTCAAATTGATTTGCAAACTTCTGAAAAGCCACCGGCTCTTCACGGTCGACGACAGCCGGTAGAAGCGGCTCAGGTTGATTCAGGTTGACCTGACTCTTTACCTGTGGTGCGTCCTGCAAATCAATCATGTGCGTCGTCCAAACACGGGCATGAATGCCCAACGTGTCCAGGCGAGAGACACACATATCGCCTTTGTGCCCACATTGTATGAAAAATGTAGGGCGGTGTCAGGTTTTTAGCCTTGGTCGCCACCTTCAAAGTGGATAACCAGTGAGCCAACTTTGGCGTAGCCAGTCCCTTGACTTGTCAGCTTCATGGCCAAGTGAGTTGAGCGGGCTTGAAAGGCAACATTTGACTTGCTGAATGTTGTCTCTTCGATGAAAGCCACTGTCTCCAATGCGTTCATATTGAGCGGGTCCGGTGCAATCTCCACCTTCCACAAACCCTCTGAGGCCATGTCCATGCCGGTAAAGGTTTTCTTGGTGGCTGGCTGCTTGCCGTCCACGTATGGGACGTAGGCCACCGCTTCGGTGTTGTCGTATGTCGTGCCGTTCTTGCCACCCAACAAGTACAGCTTGCCGTCGCTGCCGCGGCAGTAGAGGCGGCGGCCAATGATGGCCCAGTCTGTGACTGCAAAGCCTGGTTCGTAGATGGACCAGGCTGACACGCGTGATGCTGGGAAATACGAGAACACATAGCACTTGCTGCCAACCGCGAGCATGTAGCGGCCATCGCGTGGTTCCAGCACAGCCTTGCTTTCACGGACGGTCAAGCGGTCGGCGTTAATGTCGGCCAGCACCATGGTGTCGATGGGGTTGCCAATGTCGGTAGCGAAGGCCGCGTTAGATGAGTCACGAGCGCGCAGTGAGCGGATGCCAGACTCAGAAAGGTAGAACACGTCGCTGTCACCAATCTCCTGCACGGACGATGGTGCAATGGCTCCGGTGTTGTTAAGCACCTGGAGCTGACTGTTGCCAGCGGCGGTGACGTCAACAAACCAAACCTGCACGGTTCGCTCCGAGAAGAAGGCGAGGTTGGTCTGGTAGTTGGCAATGGACGTCAGGCGTTCTGAGCCTTCGGCGTTGCTCGCCAGGTTCAAGAAGCCAGCTTCTTTGGTGGTGTCGTTTGACTCAAGCGGCGTGTCGATGCCAGAGAAGTGGACCAGGTTGGCTGCGGTCGAGTACACCTTGGTCTTGGCTGGCTTGGCATATTCGCCAGGCAGGTAGGTCGATGTGTTGGCCCCAACAGTCAGGTTGGCCCCATTGGCCAAAGCGATGGACGCTACGTTGGTGGTGACGTTGCCGGTCTTGGTGATGGCCAGCGTCTTGCCGTTGTTGGCAGCGCCTGCCGTTTGGATGATGACGTTGACCTTGTTGCCAACAGCCAGGGCGCGGTACTCAGGGGCACTTTGGTGCTCATTGATTGCCGCGGCCACCAGAGCTGCCGTCGCGTTGTTGTCGCCGGTGTGGTTGATTTGCTCGCCAATGATGGCCACACCATCGACAGTGAGCGCCGTGATGGCGTTATCCACACCACCCGACAAGTTACCCACAGAGCCGACAGTGAAGCTGCCGGTCCGGTTGATTGTCAAACCCAGGCCGTTGAATGCTGTTCCAGGTGTGACGGCGGTTAGGTTGACGACAGCGCCAGCGGCTGTTGCGGTGAAGTCGGGGTTGCCGACAAACGAGTTGATGGCCGCTGCGAGCGCTGCTGCCGTTGTGGCGTTGTCGCCGGTGTGCTGCACTGGCTGAGTCAAGATGGCATACGTGCCAGCTCGGATTGACGTTACTCTGTCGCCGGATGAGTTAATGCCGCCAGTAACTGTGAAGCTCGCCGTGGCACTTGTGCCGCCGGTAGTGCCGCCAGTGATTGTGAAGCTGGCGCGAGCGCGGGCCTCAATGAACTCTGCGTGGCGTGTGCCGTTGTAGAAGTGGTAGACAGCGCCGTCGTCGTACTGAGCGATGACGTAGGGCTTGCCGTCAAAGGCGCTGACTTGCAGCACCTTGGCCATGGACGCGCCACTTGGGTGGGCGAGCTGTTGGTACACCAGGTTGGATGGCGAGCCGGCAGGGAACGTCACAGACGCACCGGAGCCGAATGTGTACAGCGTGCCGCCAACGGCAGCAAGACCAAACGTGTTGGCCGGCATGGCGATTTGCTTAACAAAGGCCAATCGCTTCTCAATCTCGCCACCGCGGTTGATATGGCCATTGACCAGGCTCAGCAACGAACCAGGAACAGACAGCACAGGCATGCGCCTGGTGTCCATCCCTGAGCGAAAGTCCTCAATGGCAAAGTAGGGCATGGCTTATTGCGTTTGGATTGCGATGATTTTTGGGCCTTGAGGCATCGTGATTGGCGCGTCACCGGCCAACGAGAATGTCTCGCTCTTGGAGTTGCGACCCTTGAGTCGGGCGTAGTGCTTCTCAGCCATTTGCAGCTTGAGGCTGGCGTCAGCCGCCTTCTCGCGAGCCAGAATCTCTGCCGCTGAGTACAGGACCAAAAGCGTGTCGTCCAAGTCGGCAACGTCGCTTTCGGCCACCAGTGGGCGCAGTTTGCGGATGCCATGGATGCGCACGACGTTGGCAACAGGGCTGGCTGTGCCGTTTTGCGAAGGGACTGGCCAGACTTCAATCTGGCCGTTCTCATATTCTTGCCAGCGCTCGACTGGGAAACCGCGGACGCCGCGGTCTGAGTCGTACTGGTCGTAGTTGGCTGGGCTGATACCGTAGCTCATGGGCATCCAGCGGTCGCCGTATTTGAACTCTAGCTTCGTGATGCGTTCAAGCGTCATGTCGGCTGGAATGTTGTAGTAGCGCTGGCCGTTTTGAACGACCACATCGCGCTGCACCTTGAGGAAAGTCCAGTCATAGTCTTCCCACAGGCGCTTTTGCTGGCGCTGGAGCACCTTGATGAGCACATCGCGCATGGCGACGCCCAAGTTGGCCTGCAACGAATGTCCGGCTTCTGCACGAACGTCGTCGATTAATTCACCTAGAGATACGTTGCGGGCCATGGTTGCTCCTTATGCGGCAGCGTCAGGGTTGCCTTCTTCCTGGGGAACTTTCAATTCCTCAGTGGCGCTGGCTTTCTTGGCCTTCGCTGTCTTGGCAACGGTGTTGGAAATCACGAACTCGTCGCTGATACCGGCTTCGTCCAAGGTCTTGGGCAGCGGACCAGCAGAGCCAAAGGTGTCGCGCACGATGCCTTCGGGTGAGCGGTACAGCGAAGCGAGGCGTGAGCGCTCGTCACTGTTGTCAATCTTTTCGTCGGCCACAACTTCGATGTTGCGGACGGCATCTTCACCGTGGACGCCACGCAAGATAGCGATTTCAGCGACGGTGACGCCTTCCTTGTGGACGGTCATACCGGCTTCGCCGCCGATGGCTACGGTGCAGTTACAAATTTGCATGAGGATTCTCCTGGGTAGTTACGATAAAGGGCCGCCACCTTTCGGTAGCAGCCCTTCTGCCATCAGCCGATTAGCTGAATTGGTACACGCCGTGGCAGTTGAGCTGCGTAGCAGCCAAACAGCCAGTGGTGGTCAGTGCGCGATACATCACGTACTGGTTGTGAGGACGAGCTGGGCTGTGCTTCTTCATCTTCTCGTTTTCCATGTAGTACAAGCACAGCTTGCTGGAGTCGAGGATGTAGGCACGCTTTGCAAAGTTGGTAGCGCCGCCGAGGGTCGTACCAATGTCGTCCATGGTTGGGTCGTACTTGAACACCAAGCCACCGTAAGTCACGTCGCCGTGCTTAATGTCGGTGCTGCGGGCAAAGCCGGACTGGGTGTAGTAACCGCGAGCGCGCAACTCAGCAGTCAAACGGTCCATGAAGTCAGAGCCGCACAAAGCGACGTCAGGCTTACCACCGAAGCGTTGCAGTTGACGGAACTCTTTGTTCAAGAAGGTCAACATTTCGTCGCCACCGCTTGTGGTGGAAACGGACAAGTTGACACGGTTGCGCCACCAAGCGTTGGCAGAAGCGTTCTGGTCGATGCCACCAACGGTTTGACCAGCAGCAGCAGGCGTGTCCTTCACGAAGGCGCGAATGCCAGCCAATGCGTTTGCGTCGGCAGTACCGTCACCCCACAAGAAGCCGTTTAAGCCCTTTGCGTAGCCTTCGGCCATGTCTTCCAACTTGTCTTCCAACATGTTGGCCAACGCTGTCTCTTCACGACCGCGGTTGTTTTTCAACGAATCGCTGTTGAGGCTATCAACAACGGTGATGCCGTCACGCTTCAACTCAGTGAGCGTCACGCCGATACCGATGTGGTGCTCTTTCCAAGTGAAGTTTGCGCGCTTGATTTTCGCTGGGTTGACGTAGTTCACGGTGTCGTTGTGAGTGAAACCACCCAACGAAGAGTCGTATTGACCCTTCACACCAACAGACACTTGACCCTTACCACCAGGGAAAGTCTTGGCTTTTGCATCCATTGCAGCCAACAAAGGCTTGTCCTGGATGGTGCTAGAAAAAACATTGCCCTTGCTAATGTAGTAGTCAAGTGCTGCGTTTGCGATGTTGTCGATTTCGGCTTGAGAAAATGCCATTTGAATATCTCCGATTCAGAAAATTACTGAATGGCTCAAGCACCTGCCGAGGCTCTGCGAACTACGTCCAACAGGCTTTTCGGTTCGGGTGCGGCTGAGCCGTTTGTCTTGCCCCCGACCGCGGTACGCATTGGCGTCTTGTCACCACGAACACGCAAAAGAGTTTGTGTCACTGCGTCGTAGGCGTCTTTCGACATCTTCAAAGCAGCGTCAGTGGTCTTCGGCATGCCGTGCTGTGCAACGTGAGCGCGCACACGGTCTTTCACCAATTCAGCCTTCAAATCAAAGTCAGGGTCGGTCGCTTTTGTCGACTGTTCCCACGCCGCTACCGCACTGGCCATCGCATGAACTTGGGCTTGCTGGTCCTGTTGGGACTGGCGCTCAAGTTGAGTCGATGCCATTTCCGCTTTTCGCTCTGCTTCGGCCTGGCGCTGGTAAAGCTCTTGTGCAGTCTCACGGTCGATATAGCCTTGTTCGACTTTCTCTTCCAATTCAGCCGGCAATTTCTTGCCAGCGGCGACTGCCATCGCCTCCATGCGCTCTTGCATTAGCTCGTAAGCCTTTGCAGGGTCGCCCGTTTTCATCTTGGCCAATGTCTCCAACGACTGAGCCACCTCTTCGGCGGTCAATCCATTGGCTTGCATGAAGCCTTGAATCTCACGGTATTGCTTTGCGTCAGCTTCGTACTCGGCCACTTGGGTCTTGTACGAATTTTTTTCCTTCACCAGCTCACGAAAACGTGGGTGCTTGTTGAAGGGCAGTTTTGAGAAGTCTTCTGGCTGTTCGCCATCTGTCTGCTCGTTTACGGTGTCTTGACTTTGCTCTTCGGTTGGCGAGTCCGTGTCACCGGCGTCAGTGCTTTGCTCGTCGGACTGAGCCGACACGCTTTGCACTACCGCCAGGAGGCTGTCTTCTGTTTCGCCTGGCTTATTGGATTCGTCAGTCGTTTGATTGACTTCGGTTTCCAATTCCGAGGACGAGTCGGATTGCTGTTCAACTTGCATACGTCACCTTTGCGTTTGTTTTTTCCTGTATGTATTGTGTCTGAAAATGCGCGACTATTCAACACGATAGCCGCGCAAATTTACATCATGGTTGGCGCGGGTCCAGTTGGGCCAACGCCTGGTGCTCCACCGACTGGTGCATTCATGCCACCCATTGGCCCTTGATTTGCACCCATCGCAGCATTGGCATCTGTGTTGCCGTTCATGGCCACCACAGATTTCACGCCTTCTGCCAGCGCAGCGTCCAGGTCCAGCTTGTCGTCCATGCGTTTCAAGACTTCCTTGGCCAGCCACTTGGGGTCGATGCCTGGGATTTGGATGATGTATGGCAGCACGCGCTCCAGGTTGCGCAGCTCGGCGGCCTGGTTTGGCTTGCCAGTAGAACCAGCTTCGATTTCAAGCTGCACTTCGTCGGCAATCTCTTGGGCAGTCAACTCAGGCCACACAGCGCCAGGGCCGGCAATCTTCTTGACCTGCTCAGCGCTCATGTGCTGGAACATGATTGCGCCCGATGCGCGGGCAATCTCGGTCATAAAGCTGTCCAGCTCGTCGACCTGAGCACCCAGTGCCGACATGCGGCTGCTTTCGGCCACGCTGGTTTCTGTCGCTGTCGCGCCGGCAGTGCCACCCAGGTTGGCTTCTTGCACGCCAACGGCGAGCTGCACGTCGTCGAATACGGTTCGGACTTCGTACAAGTTGGGGTCGATGCCGATGGTCTTCATTGGGGCCACCAGGTCTTCGGCCTTCTCGCCAACGGCCATGCCCTGAATCGTGATGACGCCGTGAGCTGGGCGCGATGCCAGCTTCTCTTTGTCCTCTTCCTCCAGTTTTCCGGCGGGTGTGAGGTAAGCAGGGCGGTTGGCCTTGCGGTGCTCGCGCAAACCCTCACGAGCACGGTTGTACTCGGACGACATTGAGCGCATGAGGTGCACATCGCTTGGTGGGTAGATTTCCTTCTGGTGCTCGACCTCGTTGCACACGAGCGAGAACACTGGCCAGAAGGTTTCCAGCTTCAACTCAGGCTCAGCCGGCTCTTTCAAGAAGTCGTCATGGCCCTCGGCCACCGTGTAGACCAGGCCACTTGGCTTGTCATACACCTCATAGACACACACCATGCCGTCGTCTGCTGACTTTTTCTTGTCGCCGTCAGCGGTGGTCATGGACTTGCGCGATGAGTCGTGCGAGCGACCCTGGACCTGGTAGCCGGTGTAGTTGCTCTTGACGTCCTTGCCGTAGATTTCCTCTACCTCTTCGCAAGTGAAGAACATTTGGTGGGCAATCCAGCGAGCACCAATGAAGCCGCGGAGCTGTTTGCAGCGCGGGTCCACGATGATGGCGGTGGAGTCTGGAAAGTCAAACATCAAGCCTTCACGAACAATCATGTCCGGCTCTTTGGCTAACGACGTCAGTGACAGCATCAACTCTTCCATCTCGGCTGAGTGCTCATCCAGCTCGCCTTCGGCCATCTCTTCTGCCAGGCGCTTCAAGTGGTCCAAGCGGACCTGCACGTCATTCATGCGAGCGCTGATTTCAGGACGGCGCTGCATCTCGCGCTGGAAACCTAGCTTCACGTAGCCAACGCCGGTCGTGAGCATGCGACGCACAAGCGCCTTCATCTGCGACTTGAACGTGGGCTGAGATTCCTGCATGAAATACTGGAACAAAATCTCAAGCGTCTTGCTGATTTTGTCCAAACGAATGTTGTCGGCCTCCACCTGGTCGTACTCAGCAAGCATCATGGCCACTGCTTCTGGCACTGGCTGCATTGCTTCCTCAGCCAACGCTTGCGCGGCACGTGCGTCCTCAAGCATTTGAGGCGAGCCATCCCACACTTGGTACATCATGCGCTGGCGACGCTTGGCCACGCAGCGTGGGTTCTTGGCGTACAGCGCGGCGGTGCGTTGTTGCACGTGACGCTGAGGCAAGTTGACGACGTATTTTTTGTCGTCCCATTCCTTGGGGTCGTAGCCGTTGAACACCAGGTCCATATCGCGCTTCATGCGCTCAAAGGCGTCCTTGTGGTCTGCGCGGCCTGAGTCGACGCGAGAAAGAATCTCGGTGACAAGAGCCTTGCGCGCTTGCGTGGCTTCTTTGTCTTCGTCGGCCTCATGCTCGCCGCCGGTCATCGTGACAATCATTTTCATTTCTTCCATTACCAACCCCTTAATGCTGCTTGCAGTTTGTTTTGTTTTTCTCTGTGCGCTGCGTCGGCTTTAAGCCAACCCAACGTCCCATATCTCGGCTCGTCGTTCGCCGGCCTGGTGCTTGTCGGCATGGCCATGCGGTCGACGGCACGCCCAAGCCAGGCCAACGCGTCCACGAAGTCGTCGTGGCGTGCGTTGGGGAACTTCAACAGCTCGTCGCGTGCGTCCATGAACCAGTGAGCGTGCTTGGGAAACTTGACCTTCTTCATGCTCATGCGACCCATGATGGATTGCGCACGCTGGACCTTGTTGGTGACAGGCGTGACTTCCTCAACGGTGAAGTAGGTGCGCTCTTCTTGCATGCGCTTGCGCAAGAACGGGCCAATGGCCTTGCTGATATGGCCCTTTTCAGCGAACCACAACAGCGGCTTCCACTGCTTGGCCAAACGCAGCATGGCTTCAACTTGCTTGTCGGAGCCGGCCTTCTCCCACCACACGTCCAGGATGTACAGGTCGCCGTACTGGTCGACGCCACCCACAATCATCACGGTCGAGTCGTTGCGTGTCTTGTCAGTGCCAATCGCGTGGTCGCTGGCAGCGTAGATGCGCAGGTCGCTCGGCAGGCGCGACTTCTCGTAGGTGCAAATCCAGTCAGCGCGGAACAGGTCGCCGTCTTCTGGTGTGGGTTGCTGCTGGTACAGAGCTGAGAAGCCCTTGGAGTCGAGCTGCTTGGCAGCATTCAAGAACTCCAGGTCAAAGCGCTCAGGCCACAAGGCTTCACCAGGTGCGCGACCCAGTGGGTCGTTGTCCTTGGCGATGGCCGGCAGGTTAATGATTTTCCACTTGGCTGCCTCGTCCTCTGAGTAGCAAGGGTTGGATGGGTCGGTGATGCGACCAATCAGGTCGTCTTCGTGCCAGCGTGTGTGGACCACGACGACGCAGGCAAACTTGGTCATCAAACGGGTCATGGCCACCTGGGTGAACCAGTCCCACAACTTGGCGCGCAGCGTTGGCGACTGAGCCTCTTCGCTGTCTTTGATTGGGTCGTCGATGATGAGAATGTCAGCACCGCGGCCAGTGATTGAGCCGCCGCGACCGACGAACGCGGCCATGCCACCTTCGGCTGCTTGCAGCTTTTCCTTACTCAAGCCGCCCATGCGAAAGCGGAACTTGGGGAATACCTGCTTGAAACCTGGCGACTGCATGATGTTGCGGCAGTCGGAGCCAATATCCTGGCTGAATGGCTCGTTGTAGGTTGCGAAGATGATGTTGCGATAGGGTGCGCGGCCCAACAACCATGGAATGAACCGGCGTGAAATCAGCTCGGTCTTGCCATGGCGCGGGGGTAGGGTGACGATGAGGCGTGGAATGTGCCCCTTCTCAACCTTCTCAAGCACCTTGGCCAACGCTCTGTGATGCTTGGCGTCCCTGAATGTGGATAGGTCCACGTTCTCAGGGTCTTCAATGTCAGGCATCGTGAGCTTCACGAATTTCAAGAAGTCGTCGCGTGACTCCAAGGCGAGTTTGGCTCGCTTGGCCGCTGCAATCTTCTTCTCAATGGCCGACAGCTTGGCATCGCCGTCGTCTACTGCGACTGCGGTGTCCTGTGTGTCTGTTGTTTCGGTCATTGTTGGTCTCTAAATCATACTCAGGGCTTAAAAATGTGAGCCTTGAACCAGTCAAAAAGAATGTAGCCGATGCCAGTGATGGCCAGCCAGGCTAGACCAACCAGCGTCTTCTCGATGATGGCGTCGCGGAACTTAATCTTGCGTGCCTCCGCCTCGATGGCAAGCTTCACCCAGCGCAATTCTTCGTCGCTGAGCTGAGGCTGCTGAGCGCAGGCAATCGCTTTGGTGAGTTCAAGTACCAGCTCGTGGCGTTCTTCTGGAGTCATCATGGTCAATGCTTTCAGGTTGACTTTTAGGCTGCTACAACAGGAATTGGAAATGGCTTCTTAGTGTCGACTGGTACACCGTTCACCATGCCGAAAATGTCTTTTCTGTCCTCTCGGAAATCGCCTTCAATATGAATTGGTACGCAACCAGTCAAGAACTCGATGCCTGCTGCGAATATCGGAGCTGCGTCAGAATAGGCATTGTCGCAAGATGTATTCCAAAGTGGACCCTCAAGAAACATGCAAGAGCCTTTGCAGATTTGCAACATCGGGCAAGATGGGCAATCAATGCGCTTGCTCCAGTGTCTTGAGGTATTCAGCTTAACGCCATCCAAATCAGAAACATGACCAATACGGTGTGACTCTCCGTTTGGAGCGATGCTTGTTGAGCTTACGTTCTGACAGGTCAAAACATTTCCCTTTAGATCGACAGCGATTTTATCCGGCCTATCCATTGAGCACTTTTGTTCAAGGCTCTGAGCCAACCTACCATTCTTGATTGAACTCACAAAATCTATAACGCGACCACGAACGGCCTGGATGTTTACTGCTTTGCCTGCGCGTATTTCTTGTAGAGCAGATTTTCTAAAATTAATTAGCTCGTCTGGTCGCAGAGATTGCGCAACCCCGCCTTCATCATAGGCATCAACAAAAGAACCTTCTCCAAGATTTACGTTGACGTCACCCGTGAGTGAAATAAAAAAGTCCTGTATTGCTGCGCGAGATGTGTTTGACCTGTTCAACATTGAGTTGAAACTTATTCGCCCCTTTGGAGCCAGTCGACTGTAAAGGTCAAGGATTGAGGCTTTTTTGTCAGCATCATCTAAAGGGTCCGGACCTCTTACGTGCTGGCCTGGTCCATCGTGAGAGATGCCGATTAAGAATCCAGTCGAATCAAGCCATTCGTTAATCTCTGGATTTAAGAGAGAACCGTTCGTAACCATCGTGAAAGATGCGTCTGGATATTTCTCTCTCATGGCATCAGCAAGAGGTCGCAATGTCTTTATGTAAACCAGTGGCTCACCTCCCCAAAACTCAATGGAATCAGGTGGAGAAGTTACCCATTTATCAAGGCCAGCAATAAACGCATCGGTATCGCCAGGATTTGTTTCTGCCGCACGAGGAACAAATCTCTGGGAGCAATACTCACATTCGTAATTGCAAGAAAGCCCCAATGAAATTTTTAGAACCTTGGGAGAATTTTTTTTACCTGGCTCATACCTGTCAATCGCAGTTGCAACATTACCACCGCTCAAAGATTTTGGCGCGGCAACGACGGAGACTCCATCTTCATTAAACAATGAGGAATCTGAACTGTTGTAATAAAAATTCTGAGTTGCACCTCTCAGAGTATCTAAACAGGTTAGCTTGAACTTCACAGCATCTCCAGTGCGAATTGCTTTTTTTGAATGTAACGATACACCTCATCTTGAATGAAGCGCATTTGGCAATCTATGTCGTGTGTCTGACTGCGATGGCAGTGTCCTCTGCACCAGTGTTTCAGCTCACATGATTGGCAGGCGTCTGTCGATATAAAGCGACGAGTAAATCTGATTACAGACTGCTCTTCAATGCTAGAGCCTTCGTCGCCAAGCGTGCCTGTTCGCCAAGATGTATCGACAGTGTGGTGACACCCGTAGCGATTACCGTCTAGATCAACAGCAATATGGTCGTCTGCGTGGCAAAGAGACTGCACTGGGCCTGTTTTGTCTTTTAATTTATTCCATGCGAGAAACGCACCACCCAATAAGCTCACAACATGGCGGTCGCCCTGCACATATAAATCCGCAAGCTCTAGTAGATGTGAGCGATGCTTTTCTAAATCTGACTCAGTGAACCAATACTCTTTCGGAGTTGTTTCTGTGGCTTTTATCCAAGCACCGTCAGGGAAGAATGGGCGTGAATATTTTTGCTCCAACTCTTGAACCAAATTAAGCCAAGACCACGCTTCAAGCTCCTGGTGGGAAAACATGAAGTGAAGAGATGAGTTTCTGAGCTTGGAAACTAAATCCCAGTTTGGGGCTTGCTGAGTCAAGTGAGGACTGACAACAACATAGATGCCAAGAGCATTTAACTCATCAACAATAGTCGGCGTAAGCAAAGTCCCATTGGTTGACATTCTGGTCATGCCAAAAGAAATTCCTTCTGCACGAAGACCTAGAACTACATCTCTAATCTGCGGCCAGTAAAGAAGCGGCTCTCCACCCCACAGATGCAAGTTATCCTGACTTTTTTTCTTTAGTATTGGCGCGACTTTGTTTACGAACTCAGAAGCAACACCTTTGCGACGTACCGCTGTTTTAGCCTGACCGTCTTGCAGGCAATATCCGCAACGCAAATTGCAGGCGTACCCAAAGAAGACGTGAAGACCTGGTACAGACATGCTTAGGCCGCAGTAATTGTTTTCTCAGTAGCACCTGGGAAATGGCGAAAGCCTGCTTTTATTCTAATGCTGTCACCAGCATCCAAGCCAAGAGCAATCACTCGAAATGTTGCTTGACCAGTAACAGAAAGGCGAGTCTTTGGAAGATAGCCAGATAACGCCTCAAGGTAGACGGTGGCAGTCACATCATCTTGCAAGACGCCATCGCCATCCTGAACAGAAACCGTCAGATCAACACTTTGTCCAGCCTGCACCTCAGAAGGCCCAGCCAAAGTTAGGACCGGCCTTGCCCATGCTGCGCTGCGAATAATTTGCGGCTCTGGCTCTGGTAGTGTGAAGTTAGCCAATGCGCCCAAGCCTTGATGAACGATCATGTGCAAACCGCACTGGTCCAAGTTATAAGCACCAAACGGCACGTGAATGTGGATGTGCGCATTTCGCTGCTCATCCAAAAGCTGACGATCAAGCCCGCTCTTCTTGCCGTTCGTTTGGATAAATCTGTTGGCCGGCGAGCATAAGTAGCCGCCTTTGATTGGAATTACAAAATGAGAGTGGTCAACCCACTCGCCCGAGCCTAGGCCGTTGTCTTGGTCTAAGCAAACCCTGTTTCTGGCGACGAATAATCGACCCGCCAAGTGAGGCGCAAGGTGCTCACCCATCACAAGCGCACCTTTAACTCCGCTGGAAAATCCAAAATCAAGCACAGATTGAGGATTCGCATGGCTGCTAATTACATCCTGAACTTCATCTTGGCTTGCATAGACTGGTTCACCATTCAACGTGTAAACGTCATCCGTAAATTTGCCATCAATTATTTCGCGCAAAAGCCAAAACGTAATTGCACGTGTAGTCCTAAACACTGTGTAAAGGACAGGCTCATCAACGCCATGGCAAATTCGAGTTTTTTGTTCAATCATTTTCTGACCCTCAGTTAATCAGAGCATGCGCAGTTACAAGCACACGCACAGTTACCAGCGGAAAGGCTAAGCTGCAATGTGTTGCCAGACAAACTTGCGTTTATAGAACCACCATAAGCATTGGCGCAATTACCAGTGATGCTGACTGCATGGTGAAATGTGTTCTTCGTGGCGAAAGCATCATGTAGCCAACCGTAGGTACGTGACCAAATTTGCCCAGCGTTGTTGCCATACATCAACCAGTTCGCGTCGTTTGAAAGAAAGCCAATCAAGTCGCTGTTGTGGTGAATTTGCTTAGTGACTCCGTTGTCGGTATCTTGAAGAACCAGGGTTGGTGCTGTGTTCTGAATCGTCAAGTTTCCGGTCATCGTGTCACCGGACTTGCTGACCTTCACCGATAGGTCGAGTGCGGCGGTTGTTTTCGAAGTAACCTGACCTTGAGCATTGACTGTGATGACTGGGATTTGCGACGCCGAACCTACTGTGCCAGCGCCCACTCCGGTGTCTTCTAAACCGATTGAAGGTATCTTGGTGATTGTCATTTCTCTCTCACTTTTTAGATGTAACGCACGACGATACGCACGCCGTTTGCGGGAGCGACTGCGAATCTCAATGTCGCACCACTATTGGCCAACGTGTACGACACCAAAGAGTCTTGCGGGACGTTCGCAACAGTGACAAGAATCTTGTGGACTGAGCCAGATGCGGTGGTCAATGTGAAGTCTGTTTGTGAGCCTGTGCCTGTGAAAACCTGTGGAGCCGTGTTGCCACCAGCAGCGGCAGCAGCGGCAGCCTGTGCTTCGTTGCGGTATTGCAAAGCCAATGTTTTTGCGGCGTCAGATGAAACCCTAGATGACTCACTTGCAACAGCACTTGCTTGACTGTTTGTGGCGCTAGTTTGCGCAGATGTGGCCGAGGTTGCAGCATTTGTTGCTTGGGTAGTTGCAATGCCTGCTTGAGTAGTCGCAGTGCCAGCCTGAGTGGTGGCAGTTGTCGCAGAACCAGCAGCCGATGTAGCTGAGCTAGAAGCCGATGTGGCCGATGTGGCCGCAGCAGTCGCAGAGTTCGCAGCATTCGATGCAGAAGTCGCAGCCTGGGTTGCAGAAGTCGCAGCGCCAGAAGCTGAGTTCGACGCAGCGGTGGCAGAAGTCGAGGCAGCCGATGCAGAGGATGCTGCACCAGTGGCCGACGTCGATGCTTCACCAGCCTTGGTCGTAGCCGTCGTAGCAGAGGCAGCAGCACCAGTAGCGGACGCGGCAGCGTTGGTCGCCTGGGTGGTTGCAATACCGGCTTGCGTGGTGGCCGTAGTGGCCGACGTCGCAGCGTTGGTAGCAGAGGTAGCGGCAGCAGTGGCAGAACCAGCAGCAGCGGATTGAGATGAGGCGGCAGCAGCCTGTGAGGAAGATGCTTCGCTGGCCTTAGTGGTCGCGATGCCGGCTTGTGTAGATGCTGTTGTGGCTGAGCCAGCAGCAGCGGTAGCCGATGCAGCAGCAGCCGTTTGCGATGACGCGGCAGCAGTGGCAGAGCCGGCAGCAGCCGTAGCAGAGCTAGAGGCGGCAGCGGCAAATGCCTGAGCGTTGGTCGACGAAGTGGCGGCCAAGTCGGCAGCAAGCTGTGCTTCCACACCAGTGCCGCGGACCATGACGTTTTTGCGGCCAGCAACAGAAGGAGCGGGCGGTGCTGACACGAATGTCAGTGTCGTGCCAGAGATTGTGAAGTCCTGGGTGGGGATTTGAGCAACACCAGCAACGAAAACTGTTGCGGCATTTGAGCCAGCGTAGGTGAAGCTCAGCGTGAAGACTGTTTGCGAGCCAGTACCAGCGTACAGGTCGACAGCTTGACCACCGCCTTGCAAAGCGCCGTTGGCAATCAATAGCCATTTGCCGGCGCTGTTGTCAGTGGGGAATGCGATTGCGGATGTGTGCGCAACGATACACAGGTACGTTGCAGCGTTGTATGTTGCCAGGTCGCCAACAGCGTAGGCAACACCATCGTCCCACGCGCCACGTGGCACGTATTCGCCCTGGGAGATGATGGCCAACGTGGATGCTGAAAGCGATTCAGGCGTGACCAGTTGATTTGCCAATGCACCGTCATCACGCTGGAGCTGCGCAAGGTTTGCGCGAATCTCGTCAGTCGTCAGCTCGATTGCATTTAGCTCCGCATCCAGCTCAGTGGCAGGCAGCGGGTCGACAGGGTTCACCGTCTGGTAGTCGGTGAAGTTGTATAGCCGGTTGTACGGGGTTGGTTGTGACATGTCTGCACCCTTGTGGATTCACTATGAATTGTAGGGCGGTATGTCTGAAAGTTGTAGTGTGCAAGAGGCCGAAAAGTCGGAAAAAACAAAAAATTTCTAAGGGCGGGGGGTAGGAGTTGACGGCGGCGCGGCGAGATCGGAAGAGCG